GGGGAGACCCTTGCCTCCCCCATATTATAGCACAGAATCAATCCTCTGCGAGTTTGGCAAAATACGAGAGTGCATCATCGTCTTCATCTTCAACTGGTGCAGCGGCACGACGGGTAGGTTGAAGATTGTTGAGTTCTGAACGAAGGTCATCATCTAGTTCCTTTACAGAACCGCGAGTGTTGTCTTCATCAAGGTCTTCTTGATCTTGATAACGAGAAGTACTCTTAGTGCCCAGAACATAGTCCAGACGCTTTTTGAGTTCATCATATGACTTGAACTGATCAGCAGCAACGAGTTCGGCAAGTGAATACTGCTTTTTCCAGATTGCTTCCATCAAATCATCATCATCTAGAAGAGGACCAGGATTAGCAAACTCACTGGAATCATAGTTACGATAACCAGCAACGTTCTTTGCCTTCAGTTTGAAATTAGCACCTTGCCAGAAATCAAACGGATCGATTGCTTCTTCATCTTCAAACTCAGGTTGCATTGCTTCGGTGAGTTTATCAAAGATTTTCTTACCATACTTAAACAAGAATACTTTTCCTTCGTTCTCGGGATTAGCAGGATCTTTCACAACATAAATGTTGGAAATATAAGTCAGTTTACGCTTCTGCTTACGTGCCAGTTCTTTACCAGCATCAGTGCCGTTGTTCCACAGTTCGGAGTTCAGTTCAGACACAGGATCCTTCTGACCCAGAGTGGTGAGACTGTTCTCAATATACCAACCACCAGAACCTTGGAATGCGTGACTGTAGAGTTTCACGAACGGAAGGTCCTCACCGTTCGGAGCAGGAAGGAAACGGATCACGGCATAACCATTGCCGCTCTTATCACACTCCAGTTTCCATAGGCGGTCATCACTAGAACCGCTGCTAGTATTCATTTTTTCTACCTCTTTGACCAGTTTGGCGGTCAGAGAGCCCAGTTTAGATTGCTTCTTAAGGTCTGCAAAAGACATTTGGATTACCTCGGATTAATTGGATTCGGGGGATTACTCGGATAGTATAACAGAAATTCTCTCAGCGGTCAATGTATTGCTTGAGAGATTCAATCGTCTTGTTCATACTACTAAAAAGTAAACTCATATCAGTCTCTGGTGGAAATCCCATCAGAGCAACTGACTTGCGTAGGTTCTCTTTCATTTCAACCGCTTGTGGGTCGTCTGAAAGGGATAACCTAGTATACATCACCCTCTGCTTTTCTAGCAAGAGCTCAAGTTTTTCAATGTGTTCTAATTTCGTTTCGCGGTCCATCATGCCGAAAGTTAGAATACTTCCGTATATTTCTTCTTGCAACTTGTTGATTTCTTTCAGTTCGTCTTGAATAATATCGGAGTCAAAAAAGCTACTCATCTATGATTTCCCGTAAAATCTTTTTGTAGTTGAACACATCAATATTTAGAAATGGATTATATTTTTTAATTTTTAAACTGACGGTTTCCCACACCGGATCCAAAAGTTTCTTATCGAAAGCGTTTGAAAAACGGAATATTTTGTCGTAGATTGTTAAGGTTTCTAGCGACAATTGCCCGCTTAGAAACTTTTTGAGGACTGGTGGGTGTCCTTTGGAACAGTTCAATGCATCCTCTAATTTGGTCTCCAAGAAGAATTCGTTGCTTTGCTCTTTGAACAAGTACGTCAAACTCTGTTGTCTCCTCATCCAATCTGCGTATGTTCTTTCTCCAGAATTGATAATTTCTCCAATCCATAAGTTACCAGGTGTGTCTGCTGCTACAAAGTTTGATACTAAAAAGTCTACGACTTCTTTATCAGAATACTTCCGTGATGTCTTCTCAAACCAGTATTTGTCCTTGCGTTTATTGAAAGAAGTTACACTAGCACGAGTCTTCGCACCATACTTAAAGAAGTCGTATTTTGGATTTGTAAAATGATTTTTGAGTGACAAATAATGTTGATAAGTTTCAAAGGGGGTCACGATCATAAAGGCAGTTTTGCTCTGGAAGTTTTTTTCATAAAATTGAGACGAGTTGCATCCCACTTCAATCTTTCTTTCAAAGGTTTTGAAATCAATTTAGTTACCGATTCTACCTCAAGACTATTAATTTCACAATAATGGACAATAGCGTCGATATAATTAAAATTTTCTTCTGCTACAATTTTTTCAATCTCAAGAGCAAACTTGGATGGTGTAAGAAACTTACTTTGTATTGCCTGTTCTAATTCTTTATTTGTTTCCATAGAATTCCAATTTATCTCTAACAAACTTTCTAATGTATTTGCCGAGTAGTTTGATGTATTTTGATTTGTCTCTTTCTTCATAGACGACGCATTCTCCATTTTCACATGTCATGATTATTACAAGTTTTTTGACTGAAATACCAGTCAGTTCGTACAGCATACAACCATATGCCATACATTGAACAAAATAGTGTTCAATCCACTCTCGTGGTTTTGGTTTTTTAGAAGTTTTGAAGTCAATTATTGCTAACTCGCCGTCATATTCAGCGATACAATCAACTGTCCCAGCAATTCCCAGTTGCTTACTATATAGGGACCCTTCAAGGGCGTAAATATTATTTATGCGGTTTAAGTCTGTTTTTGCAATCTTAAACAGAAAATCAGAAATGGGTTGAACCTCTGGTAGTTTTTCATTTTTTAAATGATGTTCTACAAGAGTGTGTAGATCAGTTCCGCGACTTGTTGCCGCTTTAGTGACACGCTCTGCTTCTTCTTCTCCAACTTTTTTACGCCAATTAATAAAGATTTCCTTATTAAAATGACTGGTCACCGAAGTGATGGAAACCAGTCGGAGAAGTTCTTCTTCTGTGGGAACTTTATAATAACGTACACCATCTATAGTCTCCCTTTCAAGTTTAGGAAGAGTCACATCAATATGTTTGAACATTAAAATCCTGCTTCTATTTTTGCAATAATGTATTCTTTAACAAGTCCAGAACGAACAATGTCTTCCACACCAAATTCAATCATATCAAAAGAAGGCATTGCTCTCAAGATTCTCATAAAATCTACAATGCCATTACGTTCATTTGTTTTTTGTAAATCAGACTGTGTTGCATCACCACAAAAACAAATCTTAGTATTTTCACCTACTCTTGTAATTATACTATCTAACTCATGAAAATTCAAGTTCTGGAATTCATCAACAATAACAATTGCATTATCAAGAGTTGTACCACGGAGGAATGAAGTGCTCCAAAACTTAATAGTCTCCTGGGACTTCAAGTTGCCATAGAGCATCTCAAAATCTGCATCAGAAGGCATCTGGAACATATACTTCACCATATTCTTATAAGGAATCTGGTAAATATCTGCTTTATCATCATGTGTACCAGGTAAGAAACCAATCTCACGAGTAGCAACTAGAGAGCGAACGAGATAAATTCTTTCATAAGGAGTTCTTTCATCAAGAACATCACAAAGGGCATTATAAAGTGTAATAAAAGTTTTACCAGTTCCAGCACAACCATAGGCAACTAGATGTTTATCATCTTGATAAGATTCAAAAAATCTTTTTTGATTTTCAGTAATCGGTTCAATATCAACTAAGTATTCTGCACTTAAAGGCTTTCTTCTTTTCATTTGTTTTGCAGTCAGACCAACTCCGATTGGTTGATCAACAGAACCTCTTTTTCTTCTTGCCATAATTGATTAGATTTTTTTTACGTTTGAACCTGGCATTTTTGCAGCACGACCTAATACATCATTCCAACCCGGGTTTTTAGAGATTAGCTTGTTCTGCCAATCTCCAACTTCTCCCGGAGTTGCACATCCTTCAGACCAATCCCTTTTCCATTCAGGATTGTCTTTGTACCATTGCATAATATCGTTGACACTCATTTCAACGACCTTTTTTTCACCTGTTTCTTTGTGAATAAGCGGATAAATTGCCATAAAGTTACGAAATCAAGATAATTTATTTAGACCCATTCTAGTGCTTCTGCTACCGTTGGAAACTGTTCGGAAAATATTTTTTTACATGCAAGAGCAATGTCCATGTGCTCCTGTTGAGTTCCATTAGCAGAACGAAGATTGATATAATGTATCCATGACCTGCAAGAGCCTGTCATATAGATGCGTGTGGGCGTTGCTAAGGGCAATACAAACCTTGCACACTCCTTTGCTACCCCATGAGAAAGAAGTTCCTTGTAGAGGCGCATAGAGTGTGTAAAATGCTCTTGAATCTTACTCTGTAAAGTTAGTTTCTCATAATCAGGAATGTCATCAATAGAATTCTGACGATTCTTAGTATCCTGGCGTCTAAGTTCTGGAGTAGGGATATACTCAGAAATCAATGACGTATCAGCATATCTTTGTGAAAATTCTTGATATGTGAATGAACGGTGACGCAAAATTTGAGCTGCGATACCACGGTTCGTTTCAATCTCAAGTGTCATAAAAGACTGTTCAAAAACAGACCAATGATTATGCTTAATACAATAAGCAAGCAACTTGGCATAGTTTTCGTTGTCTTGATTCGCAGGGTTGCTAACTCTAGCAACATATGCCATTGTTTTTTCTGCATCGGGAGTCACACTGATGAGTTTTACAGTCATTTCTTTCCAAATCCTTTTGATGTTTTTGCTTCTAGTTCTGCAAGTTCTTCTTTCAATAGTCGCAGTTGTTGTTTCATTTCTATGATTTTTTCGCCAGTATAAAGATGCTCTTGCTTGACAAGTCTTTCTAGCAACTTTATCAGTTCTTTTGCCCTACTAGTCATCTAAATCACTATCCTCAAATACTTCATCGTAATCTAAAATTGGCCTTTTTTTCTCTCCCAATTCAGTATAATCTATGTGAGAGTATGCAGAAACATCAGAGTAAACTTCTGCTTTAAGAGAATCAACCAATAATTCAAGATTACGGACAATTAGTTTTAGTTTTTCTCTATCCATAAGATACCATTCTCTCAAGTTATTTTAACATAAAAAAAAGAGGGAATCAACCCTCTTCAATATTATTGATTCAGCATATTTCTACAGATTCTTTTACAACTTTGTTGATTATCATCACACTCAATTAAACAATTAAAATAATCATTTACCAAATCATTTTGTTCGTTACATCGGTCCACAGTATCCTCAAATTGTTTCCATCCAGCCAGTTGATTGTAAGAAATTAAGTTGTGCATAATTACCTCCACGCACAAAGAATATCATAACAAAGAATTTTCGCTCATTTGTATGACCTCATTATTCTAATACTATCTATATGTTTTGTGTGTGTTTCTTAACAATAATTTATGCCTACGAGTTATACCTATTAAAAAAGGAGGGTTGCCCCTCCTAACTTTATGCAACTTGTGGTTGCTTTGCCATATTCAGTTGTGCGTTATAAAGGAGTTTTTCCTTCTTTGCTTTCTGTTTTAGGTAACGAACGAAGTAAGTGTTCATTTTTGCCCTCCTGCTCTTTGCATAGAGAGTTTGTTTCCTTCCTCATCAACATAAAACATTGTTCCACGGTAGATTTCTACTCGTGGTTCACGTTTGAATGTTTGATTTGGACGATCATTGGTGTCATACTCGACACCACGATATACGACTTTAGACATTAGGGTTCTCCTTAATTTTGAGGCTAAAGAGCGTTCCTTCAGTCGGCTTTTGCGTCTATGGGTAATTTACATTCTTTTGGAGATATTTGTTTTAACTCCCAAATCAATTCATTTTTCGCTTGTTTAGGAAGTTCTTGTTTATTGATTCTTCCCACAATTAATTGTGCTTGTAAACAGTTTAGAATGAGTGCTTCCATAGATGAACGTTCCGTTCCGAGTCGGCTTACTTCCGTCCTATTCAGTTTAGCACCTTGTTACAACATCCTTTCGGAGTTCTAATAGTAATCGGTCTTCTTTTCTCTGGTGGACTACATCGTCGTTTTTAACGATGTCCATTAGTTCCCACGCTGCATTACAACTTATTGTAACTGGATATTCAGTTTTAATAAGTTGTGGTGTAGCAAAAGAGAGAAGTGGAACCCATCCTAAAAGCAAGAGTGCTTTTGTCATAGGATGAACGTTAGAGGATTATTATACCTCTATTCATTGTATATAGACAAGTATTTTTGTAACATATGTTACAATTTTATAAAATCTTAAAGTATTAAAAATTTACCGGGATTTTTTTCCATCGATCCTGGTAAATAAAAGTTGGTTTTGATTTCAACGTTCAATATAACTCAACGTATGACGTCCTGAACTTAATTGTTCTATTATAATATCACACCCAATCTTTGGATTACAATCTCCACAAGTATAGACATCACATGCAGCTTTACCTTCTTCTGGCCATGTATGAATACTAATATGACTTTCAGAAAGAAGACAAAGTACGGTTACTCCTTGAGGTTCAAACTTTTTAAAGATAGTCTGACAAACAGTTGCACCACTTGCCGCTGCTGCGTTTTCTAGTAAATCAATAAGAAAATGCTCATCATTTAAATGAATGAATGAGCATTCGTAAAGATTAAGAAGATAATGTTTACCCATTTTACATATGCTATTTTCTTTTTTTTCTCTCTGTTTGTTTATATCCCCATAATTTTGGATTTGTTCTTCCGTATCCAAAATCTATTTTTTTGACTGTTCCAGGACCAAATTTATCATAATATAAATCAAAAATATTTGTTCTAGTTCCTCTACAAAGATCTATGTAGTTTTTATCTTCTACCTGATACCAAATTAAATAGGCATCATTTGGAAAAGAACTATCCTTTGCTTGTTCTATGGTTGTATTTTCTAATATGATTTGACACCCATATCGAGGAGGAATTGTATTTTTTTCTTCTTGAGTCCACTCCAAAATGACCTCCTTTTCAAATGCCTGTTTTAAACTATTCACGAACGACCTCCCCATTTAATATCTGGATAAGCCTCGCTTACTACTTGTTTGCTAATTTTGTACTTTGATTCAAGATTTTTATCCTTAATCAGACAAAGAATCTCCGCTTCAAGAGGATGAAGTCCCTGAAGAATATTAATGAACATTGTCTCTCTACGAAGAGAACTCAAACCATCATTACCACCTTTTATAAAATTATAAAATTTTTCATACTCTTTTCTAATACTAGATCTACCTTGATCTTGTGAACCCAAAGATGTGGAATTTAATTCGGTCATCATCCCAACCGCATCTTTAATTTTTTCACTAATAGTTCCACTAAAAGAATTTTGTTCTCCAACACTGGCGTATGGAACTTCTCCAGGAGGAAGAACAGAAATTACACTATCATCAAAGTTCCAAATAAAAATAGCCTTCAATGAAGGATGTTCATATTCACGTAGAACTTCAATTTTTTTTACATTAGTTCTTTGTTTTGATACAAGATTTAAAACTTCAAACGCAAAAGGATTTGCGGCTAATTTTTTAGTCTCTTCATTCAATTTTTTTGTTTTTGTCGTTGTCATAAAATTTACAGAATAATTAATAACAATTTTAATATATTTAGATATTATTCATCATCTTCTTCTTCGTCATCATTAAAATATCCTTCTTCAAATCTTACTGCCACAACTTCATCCGCAACAACATTTCCGTGCTCATCAAAAAATTCAGGATGTAGTTTTGGAGTATCTTGATAATTCATCATATATTCTCTGGCAACCCAACCAGTCACAAGACCCACTACAAGAAACAATACGGTTAGAAATGAACCGAAAACTAAACTAACTGCTAACATTGTTTTTTCTCCGGGAGATTACTTTTCTTTTCCTTGACTTGAAGGAAAACTCAAAATAGATAGTAACTTCCCGATTCAGAAAGCAAACTATCTTCTCAAAAATGATGTGGAATGGTTGAGTTTGCTTTCTTTTACCTCCATAGAGTAGTAATTCAATACCACGGTTTCTGTGGTCAGAATTATTTATGTCAGGATTTGATGATTTGTTGTTCTTTGAGGAATTTGATTGTGTCAACTGATCCTCCTATTTTTTTATCATCACAAATAACTTGTGGGAATGTAGAACCTTCACCAAATTCAGCATAAAACTCTTCTCTGGTAAAATGTTCATTAAGATTATAAACCACAAAGTTACTTCCTGTCAACTCTAATACTTGTTTGACCTTGTAGCAATATGGACAATCTTCTTTTGAATATACAGTAAAGTTCATATTTCTTAAGAAACTACTACAAATTTATAAGAGAAAAAAGGAGGGCATAAACACCATCCTTATTAACCACCAACTCACCTCTCCCACCACAGAGAGGGTCTTCATTCCCAAAGATACAAGGAATCTTGAAGACTTGAATATTATAACTTGAAAATAAAAAAATGTCAAGACTCTTTATCAAGAGTAATCCACCTTTCATTTTTAAGAGTCCACGTAACGACTTCCGCAATTCTTTCTTTTACTGATTTGCCAGGAATCCATCCTAGTTCTTTCATTTTATTTCCATCAAGTGCGTATCGCAAGTCATGTCCAGGACGTGAAGAATGAAAATCAACCAATTCATAGTTAAGTTCTTTACCCTGAGCATCAGCAATAATTTGAGCAAGTTCAAGGTTATTCAGTTCTTCTGCTCCAACGATATTAAACTTAGGACACTTAGCATTACCCCACGTGGGTTCAAAAGTTCCTTCATAATTCAAAAGAAACAAAATAGCAGAGGCAACATCTTCAGCGTGAATATAATGCCTTGAACCAGGGATCGTTCTGGTAGAGTCGCTATGAATAGTTACAGTCTCACCATCACGAATGCGCTTAATGCACATCGGAATGTACTTCTCTGGATGCTGACGCTCACCAAATACATTCATCGTGTGGGTGATGTAGATGGGAAGTCCATAGGTATTCTCATAAGCAACAGCAAGTTCTTCACCACCTGCCTTTGTTGCACTATAAGGATTGGTAGAGTTGTACCGATCATTTTCTTTGTATTTGATGCCATTTGGTGCAGGACCAAAGACTTCATCTGTACCAAAATAAATGAACCTTTCCAAATGATCCTTTTGAGTTCTTGCAAACTCAAGAATGTTGCAGGTTGCTACAACATTATCCAACACAAATTCCATTGGATATTCAATACTGCGATCTACGTGAGATCCAGCAGCAAGGTGAAGAATATAATCAACCTTACCAACTTCACTACGAATCAAAGGATTCAAATCTGCTTTCAGGTCATGATGAACAACCTTTACACGTTTCCTTGTTTGAGAATCAAAAGAAAGCATCAAGTCGTGAAGACGATTTAAATTACCACTATAATCAAGACGATCAAGGGTAACAATTTCCCAATCGGTAGTTTTTAAAATTTGTCCGATCAAGTGATGGGCAATAAATCCAGCGCCACCAGTAATAAGAGCACGTTTCATAATTAGTACAATTTAATTTCTTTGTATTGTGATCCAGTTGCTTCGTTAATTTTTCTTTTAATTGCTGCTCGTTCATCGTTAGTAATGTAAACGCTACGAGCAAGTTCTATAAATTCCTCATCAAACTCTTGAAGTTTTTCTTTCTCTCGAATTCTATCTTCAATTTTCCAAAGTTTTTCATTTACTTTTTTCAATTGAACTTCATATTCCAAAGTATATTGAGTAAGAGTTGCTTTAATTTTATTAAGTTCTTCTAACTCTCTATGAACATATTTATTGTCAGTAAGAAATGCTTTGATTTCAAGAATTGTAATTTTATCAATCAACTCTCCTACTGATATAGGAACTGTAATTTTCATAAGGGATTATTCAGATCAAAGTTAGTCTTAATAAATTCAATCAGTTCTTTATTTTTAGATGCAACTCCAAGTCCAAAAGTATGAGTAAATGTAACTTTTGGTATATCAAGTTCTTCAAAGAACTTCTTCACTCCATATTGATGACCATTCAATTCTTCAACACAAGTATCGTGGAAAAGAATTACTCCATTCTCTTTTAAGAAAGGACTCCAAGTTTCATAATCGTGCTTGACGGATTCATATGCATGATCTCCATCAATATGAAGAATATCAATTTGCTTATCCCAAGTTTTTGCAACATCATCAAACAAACCTTTAATGAAAGTTACATTGTCTTTCATAAAGAGTTTCTCTTGTTTATTCAAAACATATTCATAAGATCCGTGATTCCCACCAGTAAATTGGTCTCCCTCAAAAGTATCAATACCATAAACCTGACCAATTCTTGGCATACCAAAACAGAAAGTAGAGAATCCCCAATCAACTCCAAGATCTACAGTTACTTCTGGTTTGACTTGAGTAACCAACCATTCTGCAAATTTACGATGTCCTTTCCAACAAGAAGGAACGTCTTCAAGATTCGTCAAGAATAATTTATCAATCGCATCAATTCTTTCTGGAGCAGATAACATATCTGGATTAAAACCAGTTGCAAAAATTGTAAGATTTGGATTATTCATTCTCTTGGAAAGTTCAAACAAATATCCAAATGCTTGTGATAGATGAACTCCTCCCATATTCATTGCTTCACTTACTGCATGGAAGGCATAATTCATTCCTCTTTGCATATCTCCGATAGAAAGTAGAATTTGACTGCAACGGATAAAAGCAATAATTCTAAAACTATCGAAGTATGGTTTAGAAACATTCAAAAACTCTTGTCCGTACTCAAGTGCTTTTTCTGTGTTCTGGACATTAAAGTAATGATTAAAGATAAACCAAATCCAATACCAATTAGATGGGTCTTTCTTGTGTTCTCTTTCACAAATTGAGAAGTAAAAAAGTTCTTTGTCTATGGTCTTATGAATCTTTTTAGTAATCTTAATCGTTGTATCTACACTATTTGGATTTAAGTATTCTTCTGTTGGAACAAAGTTTGGAACTTCGTGAACTGCATTGACCCAAGTATAATTCTTTGTTCTATGAAACCTTGTATGAACCTCATTAGATTGAACTGGTTCACCTTTTCCATTATCATCAAATCTTAAATGATTAAAGGTAGTAAACTCATCAGCAATCACACCAAATCCTTCTGGATGAAACTCATCTACATCTTCATTAAAGTCAAGTGCAAATGCCCAATCAGTTTCAACATAAGAAAGTGCCTGATTTCTTGCTACTGAAAAATCAAACTCTTCTCTTGTTTGTGGATGTTCATAGACTTTAAT